CGTCTGAATACAAATAGACTTTCAAAACACCCATAGGGGCGTGTGGAGCCATTTCAATAGCCGTCAGTGTCATGTCCGTAAGATTTAGATAGTCATTTTCAAAACTGAAATTGTCAAATCCCTTGTCAGAAAAATCGTCAGATATCTTATACGGCTGTGCTTTGAACGTTGCCGTTACCTCAACATGATATCCCTTTTCACTTTCAGCACAGCTAATCGCTCTTGCCTTATAATGGTAAATTTCGGCATCATCGTATAAATCACATTCGCCAGCCGACAAAATCCAGTTTTCAAAATCTGCCACTGTTTTCCGCAGGGCGGTTTTTGGACAGTCCATAAACACGAATTTGTATGTCAACGTTCGTGTATCATAGGTAGGTTTACCGCCATTCTGATATGTGAAACATATGTCGCCATTGCGGTATGGTATAGTAGCCGATATATCCCTGATACTTGGCGGCGGTGTACTGCGTGATGTCAGCAACGCTCCAAAATCGGTATAGGAATTTTTACCATTTATCGTTATACTAGACATTGTCAGCCACCCTCCTAGCATTCAGATTGATTTTTTCAGCCATAGCAACGTCCATGTATGGTGCTGTCACTGTGGCAAAACGTTTTCCGTCAATGTTCATAACCACTGTCAGATCACCGCTCTTGCCGTGTTGTGTGGTGCTGTCGGCTTCGGTTGATATTTTGTCAGCCGTTTTTCTTGCGTTCTGTCTGCCTATCATGACAGGATCCATTTCAGCCGATACGCCTGCAACGCTGTCAACGATAGCCTGTGCCTCGTTCACTGGTTCGTCCGCAGCGTCTTCCATACCGACAGCGATACCAGACGGCAGATACTGACCGACCTTTTTCGCCATAACCCTTGAAGGCGAATGAATGTCGAAAAAATCACAGAATCCGTCTATAATGGCACTTCCAACATCTTCAACAACGCTCCAAATTCCACTGACGGCAGAAACCAAGCCGTTTAAAATGCCCTTGAGGATATTTGCGCCCAAGTCCAGCCAATCAACTTCCTTGAAGCCGTCTATGATAGCGCTGATTATATCAGGCAATGCGTCTATGATAGCAGGTATAGCGTCAGGAAATCCCTTTGCTAATGCGACTATCAACTCCATGCCTGCCTTGACCAGCGCAGGCAGATTTTCCGTCAACGAATCTGTTATAACAGGTATCAACGCTATTATTGCGTCAATCAAATCAGGTGTGCATTTGGTCAGACCTGTTATCAATCCTGTTAGTAATTGGAAACCGCCCTCGATAATTGCAGGCAGATTTTCAATCAGCGTGTCAGTTATTTGTTTTATCAAACTAGGTAACATCGGCATCAACTGTCCGATAACGTCATTTAGTCCGTCAATCAGACCCAAAAACAGTGTGATTGCGCCCTGCACCAGTTCAGGCACTAGCGTCGGGATAGTTGAAACCAACGCATTTATCAGCCCGAAAAAGCCGTTAAGCAGTGACGGCAGAATTGAGTTGATTAGTGACGGGGCTGATTGTGCCAGCGATTGAATGATAGATGTTAAAACTGTGGTTGCCGCTGTGATTAGCGTAGGTGCGTTTTCGGCAAGCGTTTCTGACGCAGAACTGAACAGCCCAGATATAACAATCGGGATTTGTTCGGTCAAGCTGTCAAGACCGCCACTGTCATATGCGTCTAGCAAACTAGAAACGCCGTCAAACAGTTTGGTGAAACCGCCCGACAATTTCTGAACAGCTGGTAACGATTTTGTCAGAAAATCTGCCGCCATTCCCTTTGCACCAGCCATAACAGGCGTGAATGCAGTTCCCAAAGACGCAAGGGCGTCCTGCAATTCAAAACTAGCACGTTCATAGTCCAGCGTTGATTTATTTGCTGATTGGTATTCGTCATTGATTTCCGACAGACCCGAATTTGCCAACCAATCAAGGGCATACTGCTGACGTTCTGCCTCTGATGTGCAATTCTGTAGACCCGCATTAAAATCGTCAACGCTATCACCCATACGCCCGATAAGTTCTGAAAACTGACCTGTCGCAGCACCTGTGGCAAGGGTTTCCTGCAGACTATCTGAAAGGCTCTCAATTTTCAAGGTATCAGGGAATTTTTCAACCGCTCCGCTGAGTGCATTTATAGCAGGCGTCATTTGTTCATCGCTGAAACCAACAGCCATAAGGTTTGATAACGCTTCAATGCTCGAATCGGACTCGCCTGTGATAGCCACCAAATCTTGCATTTTTGATTTCATAAAGTCAAAATTGTTGCCACTGGTTTCGGCGTTCGTTTTCAATTTGGTCATATCGCTGTTCCACTCACGGCTTGCTTCAACGTTTGCCGCAAGCGCCGTTGTTACAGCCGCAAGACCAACACCTATGGTCTGCGTGTATTTTTTGAACCCATCAGCCGCCTTGCCTATCATGGCTGTGTCTATTTTGCCCAGCGTTGCCGTGAACTTTACGGCTTTGCTTGTTGCACCGCCTATGACAGAACCGACTTTTTCGACTTTCTTTATGACAGGCTCGACCTTGTCTTTGGCTTCTTTGAACGCAGTGCCGATAACGTGAATGTTTTTCTTCTCGTCTTTCAGGCTTGACAGCTTCGACTTCGTTGTTTCCAACTCTCGCTGAAACGCACGATACTGTCCTGCGTCTATCTCGCCTTTTTTATACTGCGCTGTGACCTGTGATTGTGCTTCTTTTAGCACGTCCAACTTTGACTTTGTCTCTTTGATACTATCTTTCAGCAGGTCTTGCTTTTGCTTGACCAACGTGACGTTATTCGGGTCTAGCTTCAGGGCTTTATCGACCGCTTTCAACTCGCTTTCCAGCTCACGGCTCTTTTTGTTTGTTTCTTTCAGCGCCTTGTCAAGACCTGTGGTGTCACCGCCTATTTTTATCGTAATACCTTTTATGCTACTTTTTGCCACCTATCATTACCCCCTTTCCGAAATTTTCTCTCAAAGCCTGTCGGTCAGGCTTCGTCAGGGTCAGCCTATATGCGTTGTCTAGGTACTCTTGACCGCTCTCTGTCTGCCTGAGCCGTGCGATAAATGCGTCACGACGTATTAGCAGATAGTCATAGTAGTCCATATCATCAACATCATATAGCGATATACCCATATAGTCCGCAACTAACTTTTCCCACGTTGAGGAAATTTCATATTTCTCCCCCTCCCTATCCTGCGGTGGATAGTAGGGGAGCGCTAGTTTTTTGAATTTTTGATTTCCAGCAGATAGTCGATATATGTGCGGTAGAATGTTTGAATGTCGTATATATCCCAATCAGCCAGTGTTTCAGTCGTTATTGGTATCTTTGCGATGTTGTGTGACATCAGCTTTGCACACATCTCAATTGCTTCATCTAGCTTGTTGCCGCCTAACTTTGCGGATATTTCCCCGAACGCTTCAATCTCACCCTTTGTGGGTGGCATAACAAAAATCGTGGTATGCTTTTCATCAGCCAGCTCAATACGCAGGCTAGGTTTTTGCATTTTATTGAAATTCAACGTCTTTGGCATTTTTATACACCTCCAAAAAAACAGCCCACTGAAAATCTCAGCAGGCTGTGTATTTGTGTTGCTTATGTGGCACTTATTGACTTATCCTCTTCGATGTAGGTAATCAGCGTTCCTTCGCTGTCGCTTGGCAGTGCTTTGAATTCTGCGTCAATAACGCTTTCCTTGTCCTTTGCAAATGCCAGCTCAATGCCGCTCTGGTTGTTGCCCACGATCATGACCCATATATCTCCGTCAGCTGCGTCAACGTGGTGGAAACACAAAACATACTTCTTACGACGTATATTCTTCAGACCACCGATTTTGACAGTTCTACGTTTCTTGCTGGTATCTTCTGTAACTCTTGCGGTATCGCAGAGAACGTCAAGCGTATTGCCGTTGAATACTACGATTCCAGTTTTCAGTGTAGCCTCTTCTTCGGTGGTGATTGTTTTCTGGTGCGTGCCGTCATCATCACTTGCCGTATAGGATGTCGGCTTATAAGACAGGGTTGCACCGCCCTGGATATAGCCCAAAACATTGGCTTTGGTGCAGATAGTATCAACATCAGGTATTGTTTCATCGTTGAAATCCTGATAGTAGATATAACCGCTTCCCAAGATGATGTTGCTTGGGGCTTTCTTTGTCTCAGCCATTTTAATTCCTCCTTTTTAAATTTGTGATTTATGTACGAACAATTTTTCAACAGATTTTGGGCGTTTGTTATTACTATTTAACGTTCTTAAAACTTCTTTTTGCCAAACGCAAACAAAATCGTCAGGTGCTTGCAGTTCCGAAATAAATACTGTGTTTTTCTCACTGATTTTTCTCATGTATTCCCAAAATTCAGAACTATCAAATTCGCCTGTTGAATAGCCTGTAACGCCAGCATATGGTGGGTCAGCGTATACTATAGAGCCGTCGGGAATATCAACGCTACGATAATCAACACAGATAAATTTTGCTGTTTTAAGATTTTCAATATCTCGCATTATAGCATTCTTACCTTGCTTGGCATAATTGTCGCCGTTTCTGTTCCGGGCATAGCACTGAAACCACATTCCGCCAAACGAACACGCAAAGCCCACAAAGCCAGCCAACGCCTTATCCTCGTCCTTATGCTCACGAATATATCTATATTGTTCTTCGGATATATTTTCGGGCAAATCATAGCCGTTTTGTAGTGCCTGATACATAGCTATCAGATATGGGTGCAGGTCATTGCATATAACATTTTCAAAATGTGGTGCTAATTTTGTTTCGATTGCACAGCCGCCACAGAACAAACTTACAAACGTCTTAGTATTTTCCTTTTTTTGTAAAATAAGTTCTGAGATAGGTTTTGCAATTTTGCATTTACCGCCTAAATATTGCATTGTCTCTTCCTTTACTTCAAATAATTGGTAAATGAATATCTTATCTGATATTCCTTGCTGTCTTCAATCCAGCTTTCAGACTTTTCCAAGTCAAAATCTGCAAACTGTTTTTCAACAGCCGTTTCTAAATTAACGTCGATTTTTCTGGTGTACAATTCAATGACTATCGTCTGCTCTCGCAGGCTTGCGGGGTGCATATCGTCTCCGCTGTCTATGGTGCTTTCACGATAGAACACACAGTATGGCGTTTTCATTTCATCACGTGATGAATAGTATGCGACCTTGTCTTTCAGTTCGTCGATAGCCGTTAATCGTGAACGTATATCAGCCAATGTCAAATTCATTTCTTCAACCTCGTTTCTATCAGTTCAGGCAGTGCCTTTTGTGCATACTCCTCAACAGGTTTAATATGCACAAATGCCTTTACTCTGCCCTTACCGCCTTTCTTTGCGTGACCGTGCTCCAGCAAATGTGTCAAATAATAGTATTTTTTGTTGCGCACAATCACACGCTTGTTGCCCGATTTAGCGTATACTGTTTCAGCTTTCCAGCTTTCGGCATACTTGCCTGTGCGGCGTGGTGATGTGGTTTTCAGCTTTTCGACACACTGGTCTGCAACCTCGTCGATACAGCCGTCAACTATTTTTGCAGTTTCTTCACTGTATTCTTTCAGGTCATCAGCGACCTGTTTTGCCAGTTTGCTGACATCAATTTCAACCGATTTCATCAGCTATCACCGCCAAAACGTTCAGCCGTCAGTTCAATGGCTGTTCCTGCGACATATGTGCGTATGATACGATACTCCCGACCGTTATAGAATAACATATCTTCATCATCATAGTCATAGTAATCTGCCATTTTGATTTTCAGCGTGGGTTGAAACCCTGCTTGTGCGGCGCTGTAAAATTCAGACCGTGAGATTGATGATACTTGACAGAACACTTCTTTGGCGTTCTCCCAATCAACGACCTTTTCTTGGTTTCCTATCTCGTCCGAAACTATCTTTGCTTTGGCGATTTTTACAACATCATTAAACACTGTTAAATCCCCTCCGTGTAGTCCTCGTTCAGACTTAGTGCGTCTCGCAGGCGCTCGTAATTTTTGCGGAAATTTTCTCCCTTGCCGTTGAAATCATACTGCCATTTGACATAGTTTTCGATAGCCTTTTTCAGAATTGCGCTGCAATCGTCAGCGTCAAAGGGAACGAACACGCCCACACGCTTCAAGTCTTCCATGCAGGCGTCAACGTTTGACATAATGTCGCTATCTAGCTTGTTATGCGATATCCTCAGCGAATTTTTCAAACTTTCAAGCATTCGTTATGCCCCCTTTATCATCATGATTACTTGCTCTTTTTTGTGAGCGTTACAAGACTGTTCTTGTCGACGACCTTGCCGTCTACCAACATGATACCCTTTATAACCTGATCCTCAGTGTCATTATCCTCATATCTCTTGATTGTCATCTGGAGATTTGTGTTGAGAATATAATCCTCAGGGCGGAAAAGGAAAGCGACGATTGTGTCAGCTGATACAGTGTCGGTATAAGCGGCGATATCATCTGAGAACACAACAGGTGTGCCAAGAATAGATGGCTGCATACTACCGTTGATACCATAGTTGACCCTTGCGATAGGCTGTCCCTGAGTATCTGTCATTGCCTGGATAGTGCAGAATGTTGACCAGTTCATAAACCACTTAACGCCTGCTCTATAACCTGACGGAATTTTTGACATCATATTCCACAGGGTATCGTATGTAATGCCGCTTGCCAGTGCAACGTTCACATTCTGACCGCTGACAACAGTTTCTGTCAGAATGCCCTTTGGTCTGGTTGTGCCGTCGCCCTTGATGATTGCTGTCTCGATAGCAGCGATCATTGCGTCGGCTACCTGATTAACGAACACAGTTTCAAAGAAATCAAGAGATACTATCGAAACTTCAAGCGACATTGAAATTGGGCATCTGAGCTTGAAGTAGCTGAAAGTGATTGAACCTGTAGTCTTTTTCTGTGTGTCAGAGCTTGCACCCTCGGCGACCCATGTTGCAACTGGCTTGGCGCTTGATGTAGGGATTGTCACGCCACCCTTGATGTTTGTCTTTGTGACAAGGGCATAGATCTGGCCGTGTTCCTCCAGCTTTTCAACGATTCTCTGCATGGTTGTTGACGGAATAACAGCCGCAACGTCAGTGGTCTTTGTGCTCTGCGCTTCGTTCGCAAACTTCGCAGGGATTGGTGTACCCTCGAGAACGTTGTGCATAAATGCAGTTCTGTACTCGATGCTGTCATAGATGTTTGATGTGTGTGTGATCGCATTCTCGTTCATCTTGTTTTCATTCCTTTCGATAATATTTTTCATGGTGTCTGACGCATGGTCTTTTGTCATAGCGTTCAGATTTGCCTGTGCCTTTGCCGCTTTTTCAGCGTCATTCATCAGCTTTTCGGCTTCCTCAAAATTGCCCTCGTCGATAAGAGCCTGAGCCTTGTCAAGCATTTCCTGTCTTGTCATTTTTATAACCCTCCTTTAGTTTGTCAAGCCTTGCCTGTGCTGTTATCTTTTTATCAGCACGCTCAGCTTTCATTTTTTCGATTACGTTCTGCGGTATGATATCGCAGTAGGCCGCCACAAGCTGTGACTTGACGTTCCTGCTTTCTGCGATTTCGTCTATCAACCCCAGTTCGACCGCTTCATCAGCCGTCAGCCATGTTTCCTTGTCCATGATTTCCAGTGCCTTTTCCTTTGTCATGCCTGATTTGGTTATGTAAGCATTTGCAATGGTCTCATTGGCTTTTTGCAGAACCTCTGACATTTTGTCCATGTCATGGTAATCACCTCTTGTCGCTGATGATACGTTATGCACCATGATCTGTGCCGTCGGTGATATATCTGACTTGCCTGCACACGCTATCACGCTTGCCGCACTTGCTGCAAGACCGACAACGTGTATCTTGACATCACCTGAATATTCACGGATTGCCGAATAGATTTCGGACGCCGCAAAAATATCACCACCGCCAGAGTTGATGTAAACTTCCAACGGCTCGCCTTTTTCAGTTGCTGCAGTTATATCATTTAAGACCCTCGCAGGGGAAGTGGCGTCAATGTCGAAAAGGTCATAGATCCACTGGTCATCATTCGGAATGATAGTACCTTTGACGTTAATTTTCATCATTTTCACCTCCCTCGCCGCTGTCTATCTTTGCCGTGTCAAGTCTGACATAGTATTGATCGCCCGAAGGAATGTCAGCCAGATTGAACACGCTTCGGATTTCGTTTGCATTCATGATACCTCTGTCGAAAAACTGCACCAAATTCAACTTAGTTGACATTGACGCAGTGCTCAGGTTGAACGCTTCAAAAACTATTTTGTTACCATATCCTCTTTCGATACGGCTGAATAGTTTTCGTGTAAATTCGCCAGCCAGTTCCATTACCACTGGTTCTATCTCCGATTCGTAGTAGGCGTTGTATTGGTCTTCGGTGTAGTTCGACTGCACGATATTTGCGTTTGTGTTAAACAGCGAATAAATTCTCTGTGTGGTTTTTTCCATGACCGATGAATTCGGCACATAGTCCTTTGCGTCAACTTGTTTTGCGTCCGCCTTGCTGTCAACCGCCGCAACACCTGTGCCGTTTTGAACGCTCATGAACTGCTCGCTGAACTCCTGCGCCTGCTTTTTCAAATCTTCAGGGCGCAGGGAGCTGGTGAACTTCAACAGCCAGCGAATAATTGACGAATTCTTGATTGCCTTGACAATGCCCTGGTCTGTAGTTGTCACGATTTCCATTAGTGGCGTCAGCGTTTCACTCAGCCGTTCGCCGAAGATATCGTCTTTGTAAAAATCACTACGTAAATGAATGATATCTGCATACGGAAACGTATATCTTTGCCCGTTGAAAAACGTGAATTTCAAATACAAATCGTTGCCGATATATACGCATTCCGCACTGTCCGCAGGAATAGGATATAGTTCAGTAGGATAGCCGTTGCCGTCACGGATAATCAGAATAAATGCGTTGTTGTTTAAACACAGCTGCGTTGCAATCTTTTCCAACATTTTTTGTAGCGTCATGAATTCATTTGGCTCTTCCAACAGCATTCGCATATATGGTTCAGGGTTTATCTCGATACTGCCGTCACCATTTCGGCTATATGATTTTCTGATATGCTTTGCGGTCAGTTTTCCAATAGCCTTGACCTTTGGGCGAATGCAGGCACGCACCAAATCCGACCGATAAACATTGCCGTCCCAACTATAGTAGCCGTTGCCGATTTCCGACATCATCTTATATCGGGTCACTACCTGTGATCTGTTTTTAAAACGATTTATCAGACCCATTTTTTCACCCCTTTCCTATATCAAACTCTCAAATTCTTCCTGCCGATTATAATAGACCACATATGCGTCTAGTAGCGCCGCAAGTCCGTCGATTCTTTGCGTTCGGTCAGATTTCTTACACGGCTGAATGTTGCCGTTGACATCTGTCTTTACAGCCGTATTCAGAAAACACCATTTGTCAATTGGATTGTTGCCGTAGACAATGTTGTGTCGCTGAAACTCAGCCTTCAAATTCTTCATTGGGTCAGACAGTGTTATAACGCCCTGACGCACAGGTACTAAAACACCCTTGCCAAACTCTTCTTCAAACGCTTTTATCAGCTCGTCTGAAACGTGCCAAGGGTCATAGCCGATAGCCAACGGATAAATATCTTCTTTATCCCTCAGTTCCAAAAACCAGTCTAGGATAACACGCTTATTGACCTTGTTTCCCTCACACGTCCTCAGCAGACCTTGTGATTTCCACAATTCATACGGCACACTATCTCGTCCACGTCTGTCACCCTTTTCAGCGTCAGCGTCAAGAACGGCTTGCGGAATCCAATACATAGATTTTACATACAATCTATCATCATCAGGCTTCTTGCAGATAGCCTTTGCGGCATTCAGGTCTATATAGTCAGCGGCGTCAAAACCACCGATGAAATATCTGAACGGATAGTCCGTGATAGGTTCTTCATTGTTCAGCTCGTCCCATGTCAGCCAGCCACTTTCGGTATTCTGCGGAAGGTTGAAATCCTTGACCATAACTGTTGCTTTGAAGCTAGGATCATCTTTGGCTTTTTGCACCATTTGGCGCAAATAGTCGGTTGATTTTATCGTGCCCAGCCCAGGGTTTGCTTTCAGCCAGCATTCTTCTTTGTCCCATTCGTCAGGGCTATCCAGTTCGTAGATAAACGGCAGAAACCTGTTATTATTTTCTGTCAGCCGTCCGTATAGCAAATTATTTGCATATTCGTATTGGGCGTCAAAAATGCCGCCACGAACAAAGCCGTTTGTAGTAATGCAAAATAAAATGGGCTGCTGTCTAGCACCCATTGCTTGCTTTATCAAATCATATAGATCTCGGTTCTTGATTGCCGCCAGTTCGTCAATAACACCGCAGTGAACGTCCAGACCGTCAAGGCTGTTTGAATTACTTGCAAGGGCTTTTATAAATCCCATGTTCAACGGGAAATATAAATCGGCTGCACATTTACGAATATGTTTGCTCAGTAGTGGCGATTGTTTTATCATTTTGTAGCAGGCATTAAAACCTAGCTTTGCCTGATCTAGCATTGTGGCGATGTTATATATCTGCGGTGAACCCTCTCCGTCATTGACTAGCATATCATTCTCGACCGCCGCAGTTTCCGTTGTCTTGCCGTTCTTTCGACCTTCGATTATCAAACATTCGTTATACTGACGCAGGTTGTTATCATCAACGAAACCGAATAGCGCCTGCAATCTTGCTTTTTGAAACAACTCCAACTTCAATGGCTGACCTAGTTTTCCAGACGGCTGTTTACAGAATTTTTCGATAAAATCCGTATGCCGTGTTGCAATAGCTTCGTCAAAATGAAATTCATCAGGGCTTGCAAATCTGTTCAGCAGCATTTCCGAAACCTTTTTCATTTTCTCACACGCAACGATATTTCCGTCATAAATGCCAGTAAAATATTTTTCAAACTCCGTCAACGCTTTGCACCGCCTAGGAATTCCAACAGCTCGTCACCCTCAGATTTTTGCAGGCTGTCAAGGATAATATCCTCAACTGTCTTTGCCATTGCATTATATTTTCCAATTAACGTTGCATACGCTTTGCTTGCAGGGTGCTCTGTCTTGACAGTAAAACCATTGCCGTTTGTTGCTTCGATGATTGCGCCCTCTGCTTTTATTTTTTTCTGATACTCGCTCAGCAGATTCTCCATGTACTCCAGCTGATCTAACAGCTTTATGCCCAGCTCTCTCTTAGCTGGTTCACAACTATCCACAGCTTTTCGCAGCTCGCTCAAATTCTTTTTGATTTTTGCCATTGTCAGATTACACCCCTTTATGTGATTTTGTTGCGCGTAAAAAATGACCTTTGCCCCCTCGGTATCTTAGGAAAAAATTCAGTCCAAATTTGAGGGGGGTACGGGCATACCAAATGCGTCAAATTCACATTTTGTTAATTTTTTAGGCGATTTTTGGTAAAAATGACCCTCGAAATTATCATGACATTTTTTGCATACAAATTCGAGATTGGCATGATTTAATGATACCTCAGGGTCACTAATGTTTGCTGGTGTCAACAATGTTCGGTGATGAACGATATATCCAGCACGTTCGTGACATTCTTCGCAAAGACCGCCGTCGATTAATATGCGTTTGTCAATGTAAGATTGGCGACACTTCTTCCATGCCACTGAGCGGTAAAAAGAATATGCAAAGTCTTTCATAGTGCCGCCCCCATAAAATAAAAATGCCACACGTGGGACACATTGCTAAGAGGTGTGTGTGGCTGATTGGTATCGGCGTCAACATCATTGCAGTATCGACCGATATATCCGCCATAGCTAATGCCATAGCGGAAGTCAGGAGATCTAAAACAAAAGAAGTAAAAAAACATGGAGCAGGTTAAGTGATGGCGCACCGCCCCTGCACATTGCCTGAGGGCTAGCCACTCAGGCGTAAAAAACGAGGTTGGCTTTTATTGAGGAGATAACCAACTGACCTTTGCCCTATCGGGCTATTATACAGTATAGCACATTAATTATTCCAATTCACTCCAATTTGCTCCACTCTTTTGGAATAACAATATTTTTCAGTGCCTCACCATGAATTCTGTAAATTGCGCTTTTGGAATAGTGCATATGGTCATTTATCCCCATTATGTATTTTCCATTCTTTTCATTGAACTTGCCTTCCAAACGCTGATAAAGAATGTACCGCCGTGTAAGCACCTCTCGCTGACTTGCGTCTGATAATGCGTCAATAGACTGCTCAATTTGCAGACGTTTGTCAATCAGTGCCAATGCTCGTTCTTGCTTTTTGTGTTCATATTCAGCAACTTTTTCTATAACTTTGGGCATTTTGTCGAAACTTCCGCTGCCATGACTGGCACCTGTATTCTCATAGGATATGCCAGCATACTCCAACTGCGACTTCAACTTTTCAATCGTCAATTCGATTAATTTCACTTGACGCTCAATTTCATATGCCGTGCTAAGGTATTCTTTTGCTGTCATTTCAACCGCCTTTCTGCACCCTGTCGGTCATTTCCGTTGATATCAGCTCCGACAGGTCAATGCCGTATGTCTCTTTCAGATAGCTGGCGTTGTTATCGTTGTCAAATTCAGCCGCGTCCATGATGTCAAACGTGCTATTCACTGCGTCGATGAATGCACGCAGGCGTTTGCCTTTCCAGCCGTACCACTTGTCTAGCGTCCACAAAACAGTCGCCATTATCTGTTCTGTGATATCCTGCATTATCTCACCCTGCAGTTCGCTATATCTTTTCTGCATTTCCTTTGCGACCTCTTTCTTGATGTCGCTTTGTCTGACGATGTTCGTTCGTGCTTTCATGGCATTTCACCAGCTTCCAGAAATTCAGGGGTGTCGAAAACATTTCCGACAATTTCGCACATATAAAAATCGCTAGGGCATATGTTTGACGTGTCACTTTCTCCGAAAAATCCAGCCTCAGGGTCAAATTTAATCTCAAAAACTTTTTTGTCAATATGTTTTGAAATATTTCTGTCGCACAGGCAGAGATCCCCTTCAAAAATTTTATTGCCGTTCGTGTCGGTAAGACCTGTGTACTGACCGACAGTTTCAGGGTCAACCGAATATGTTATCGGGATTGTATCAACAAACTGTTTGTCATTGAAATCATCGATTACCAGATTGTCGCAAATGATGTGTTCAAAATTAACACCCTTGTCCTTGAAATATGGACGTTTTCTGATAACGTAATAACCACTTGCCCATTTGCCATTGGCAATGCGCTTGCCTCTAAATAGTATTTCTCGCATTGCCGTCTCTCCTTGTTGCCAAACTTTCAGTGCCATTTTTTTGCACCTGTGCAGGCACTGCCACGAACGACCACTCGTAAGCTTCAAGCGGCTCGTCAAGAATGTGATAACACAGCATACCGCCGTATTCACCGCCCTTTTCATGGCCACAGCTGCCCTTGTACATATCCGCTCCGCATACAGAGCAAAGCTTCTTTCCCATAGTGCAGCTAACGGATCCCTCTTTCTTTATTCCGCCCTGGATCTCGCTTATAAGATCGCCGTTAGAAGCAGTACGCACCATGTAAGCCTTTGCCATAAGCCTGCGGTAGACCTCTCCGTCTGTCGTAATTTTCCCAGGCAGAGTTTCCACCCATGTGTCGAATATTCTAGCAGTCTGCTTTGAGCTTTTAGGATCATGATCGAAAATACCCGTTCTGCCCTTAAAAAGCTCCGCAAGCTTCCTCAAAGCACCTGATGAAAACTTTTCACCATCTCTGTCAATGTCATTGTCACAAAGCGCCACCCTGAAAACAAAGACCTTGTCCTCCGTTAGCGGCTCTCTCACATAGTCGTTTATCTTTTCAAGCTCCTCGCCTGATACTGTTTCGCTCATTGCATTTCCTCCTTTATAGTTTTTCTTGTTCTTCTTTCTTATCAACCTAGCTCCGCAGTTAGGGCAGTATGGTGTTACATCGCATTCATCATGCCCGTACCAACCGCAGACCGAACATACAGGAATTTTTAATGTTATACGTTTCATCATAATCATAATTTTTTGATTAACGTTTTTATCATCTACAATAGCACAGCTATGACCATTAGTGTACTCTTCTTTTATGCCAACCTTGTTGCTTGGCACGAGCTTTGTTTTTTTGTGAAATTTCCATTCTCCATGCTTAACCTCCTGCACGTCTGCAGTAGGCTGTTCGTTGATTATATCAGCGATACTGCTGTTATCACCCAGAATGCCTGTTATGCCCTTTTCGTATATCGGCATACACGCCGCCGATAATTCGTTAATCAGATTGTCTGCATCGATGTATCTTGCCATATGTTATACCTCCAAATCATCAAATGTCAGCTGGTTGAAATCTTCGCCTAGCCACCAGCGAAAAACGTCTTGCCCTGTTTGCCATGACATTTTAGCTGATCTCCCAAGTTTTTTTCTACGTTCTAGCATTCTATCAAATGCCGTTATATAATTTTGTTTGTATTTCGGATATCGTTCAAATTCAACGTATCTATGTTTCCCTGCTATAGGACAGCCAACGCAACCTATACGATTAAAACCGCATTCATACAGCGGATTTGATTTGCAACCATAGTAGTGCAAAAAATCCCACACATCATCATCAGACCAGTCGACTATAGGGTTTACCATAGTTTTCGTTGTGCGATAGCAGTGTTCAACCAACCTACGATTTTTGTCGTTATCATCATTAAAAATGATTCCACCCTGATACGTTTGTTGATATTCTGTGCCTATTTCATCAGCTGTTTTCATCGTTGATTTAGGTTTTCCGACAACTTTAACGACGTCCACTGTTTCTCTACGACGTCGACTTTCAGACCACCTAACACCCGTGACAACAACACGTCCTGTGCCGCCACGTTCTTTTAATTCGCTGCAGCAATATCTCGCAAGGCGTGTCGGAGGCATTAGTTTTTTAACAATCAAATTCCACATTGTAACATGATTGCCGTTCTTGTCATACGCCTTGTCAATTCTGACATCTGGCTGAGATTGAATATACCTCACAGTTTCGGGCGCATCAACAGTTGTCAGATTATGTACTGCTTCAAATTTAACACCTGCGAGTTGTGCCAAAATTTTGATACAGTCACTATCTTTTCCGCCGCTATATGCTAGATAATATCTGTCCGCAGGTTCAAACGCTTTCAAACGTTCGATAGCCTTTTGTTCTTTTGCACTATCCATATAGCCTCCTAAAAAGTTACAGTCACATTCAACACTGCCGCCGCTAACCAGTAGACGGCTTTCTTGTAGTCTTTCTGCACGGCGTATATAATTGCCGCTCCCACGTCTAGCAAAATCAGCAGGAGCGGGAATATGTATTCAGGTTTGATTTTTGTCATTCTATCCCCACCAATCTGACACCGGAATATTCAACCCTAAGTGCCTGTGAATTAAATAAACAAACCGGGGCGAGCCCGTGACTGCTGTACGCACCGTTGCTGTGGACAGCTCCTGTCGGGCTGACGTAACGCACGTAGCGAGCGAGGCCAGTGTCACACCTCCACGGAGTAAGCGTCCACATGCATTCTTCGAAGAGTGGCACATAATCTCTATACTTGCGGTACTGGTCGCAAGTGAGCAGCGTTATATAATCTTCACACGTTCCGTAAGCTTTATCGCCGTTATCTGCGACAAGGTCAGACGTTTGCTTTATAAGATGCTCCGTGTTAAAATGTTCCTCGAGCACATCTTCGTTAAGAAAGCGGCGGAGAGTGGATTTCTCCCAGTTGTTGCAGCCGTCCTTGAACTCCTCGTTAAAACGCTTTATGCACCAACACTCAGCCGTTATCGCTAAGTAGTTGCCGTTGATAATGTCAAGGCATATAAAGTCTATACCCTTGTATTTAAACTTCGTTCCAGGTTTTAATTTGATTTCAACCATTTCTTTATCCCTCCTCAAACTCAGGACACTCCGTCACAGTGTATGAATGTATCATGCCCCCTTTTTGAGCCTCATACATTCTGTGCTGATGTGTCTTCCAACCGACAACAGGCTGTCTGTCTGTTGACCAACTGCACCCTGTCATTTGTTCACCTGTTAGCTTGTCCCTCTTTGGCACTGCGTGTTTACAGTACCAACAAAGCGTTGTAGCAGCGCTGCATTTTACAGCTTCTATCTTGTCTTTGAATTCTTCACAGACAGGGTGCTGATAGTTGACTACCATTGGTTTTAGGCCGAATTTCATTTGACGAACGCACAGTCCGTATTTTCCGTTCTTCCTGCCGCAGTTGTCGGGTGATCTGTTAAAATATTTGCAGCTTGTGCAGAATTTGTTGTTACCCATGTTACTTGCCCTCCTCATACGGACCCAGCCCCGACAGCACATCAAACATATGCTTGATAAACTCTATCAGCTCTTCACGGCTCTTCTTTTCAAATTCCGCATAGGGGCGGATAAATTTTTCCATTTCACGCATAACACGCACGCTGTCATTAAATGCAGCTATCACGTTTTCATTAGGTTCGCTCTGCTTTATTTGCTTGTCCAGTTTCTGCGTCAATGCGCTTTTGGCTTTTGCCGCTTGCTCCGCAGGAATGTTGTTCAGTGTGGCGGTTTTGTACAGATAGTACATAGCCAGCCAGTATATTTCATCAAAAATGTTGCTATCGTTTGGTAGCTCTTCACCACGATATGCCAGCTTGTCGATTTCTGACCTTTCCATGTTTTTTCACTCCTCTTTTTTGTGATTTTAAAATGGCGGTAAATCTTCGTCTTCGGCCGTGTCAACATCTTTGAAGCAGCCGTAGATCCTGCCCCATTCAGCATTGTTACAGCCGATACGTTTACAAATCTGGCTGTAGGCAACCTTGATATTATCTGCCACGTTGCCTGTTAATCGGTTTTTTACAATGGCAATTTTACTTTGAAAATCTTCCTTGTCATCGTCGCTGTTTTTGCTATATGTTAAAACCAAATCGACCCTATTTGTGATATCACCCGAACCGCTGACGCTATCTGCATTCAGTTCAATGCCGTCTGCGGTTTTGCGTGGGTGCGCTATCAGTATGATAGCTACGTTATATTTGACCGCTATGTATTTAACAGCATTTACAAAATCAGACTGCGCCCGATACAATTCTTTGCTGAGGTCAACGTCTAGTGCCGTCATGAGGTTGTCAATCAGTATCAGTTTGACATTAAATCTGCGGATAGCCGTTTCAATCGTACCCAGCAATGATATCTTGCCGTCACGTTTCGCATTGTCGCCGTCAAGTTTGATTTCAGCCGTCACAGCTGTGTTGTCAAATATGTACGCCCTATCATCATACCAGCGGTTGATTTTGTCGACCACATCATCAGGTATGTCATAGGTTTCATCGCCATATTCGTTGACCGAACGTATAACATTTTGTTTTCCTGCAATTTGAAGATCCAGCCAGCGTTTGAAATGATAGTCAGGTAATTCGCCCGAATAAACGAAAATCGAATACGGATTGCCGTCGAGATCTGATTGGTCTAGTGCATTTGCGATTATTTGCGACGCTAACGTTGATTTACCCTCACCACGCTTGCCAGTGATAACTACCACCTGCCCCATATAGATACCGCCGATATATCGGTCAACATCGTATATGCCAGTTCTGATATGTTCTTGTTTGTCAAGATTTACCGCCTTGACCTGCGACAGCTTTTTGACAGCCGTGACAGGTATTTCTTCGGCGTTGTTCACAGCGTCGCATATCGCTTTACAGCCGTATTTCTGCAGAATAGCGTTTGCGTCCTTTTCGCCCAGATAATCTTGCGCCCTGACAACTTTCAATTTCTTGTGCGGAAATGATGTTGTAAACTGGTCAACCAATGTTACATGGCCGTGTTCATGGTCTCCGAAAATTACGATTTCGTCGAAGCTGTCTACAAAATCATAGCAGAACGGCACCCATGTTTTATTACTCTGGCCGCCTGGCACAGACACCGCATTATCTATCTGGCAATCTGCCACCGACAGACTATCTATCTGCCCCTCTGTGACTATTAGCCTATCATGTTTTCCTGTGCATCGGTTCATGCCGAACAGTATCGGTTTTGTGTTCTTTTCAAACCACTCTTTTTGATTGTCTCTGCCCTTGACAAAATCTGTCTTGCGGTATTTGACCGATGTCAGCACGTTATTTTCATCAAAAAACGGAAACATCAGCAAATTGTCACGTTTATCACCGACAGTAATGTTGTATTTCCGTGTGGTGATCTCCGAAATTCCCCTTGACCGCAGGTATTCAACCGCCTTGTCACGTGTGACTATCTTCACAGGCGGTAGCGTGCGGTATTTCTTTTTCTGCTCGTCGTCAAATTCCAGTGGATAGTTGAAATCCCTAGCCAGCTGTACGAAATGACCTGTCATGCCACAACTGCTTCGGAAACACTTGAACGCTCCTGTGTCAAGATTCACAGAAAATGTATCTTTGTCATGACCGCCCCCATTGCAGTACGGACAGTATTTGAAATACAGTTCACGTCCCTTGCGGTGCGTTTCTGCATTCAGTGCCACAGCCAGGCCGACCACATCATCATCACGCATTGTATATCCCATGTTTTTTCACCTCATTTAAAAATCTGTCCTGCCTGGATTGTCCGTCCGCCTGCCGTTTGTGTGCGCTGCGGGAGCAGCATATATTTCTTTATCTTTGTTATACTTTGTTGCTTTCTTTTCATTGGTGCCCTTAGCCTGCCCACAGCCTGCCCCTTGCCTGCCCTTAGCCTGCCCAACACCCTGCCGCTTGTCTTGATACTTGTCATAGCAAACCACGGTATAAACGCTATATCGTGGATATTTTGAGACTGCCACTTCCCCTGTCTCAATTAGATGTTTTATTGCTGTCCTTACGCTTTTTACTGACAGACCTGTGTTTTTGGCAATGCTTGGATAACTTGTGGCTATCTGTCCACGCTGAATTGTGATGTTTTCAAAATCATGCGGTTCATAATTTGCCTGCAAAATCAGATATAAAAACACTACCAATGTGTTCGGTTCACGAAACCAACGCCATGCGCATATTTTTCGTTCTAGTGTTATAAATCCATTTTCTAGCATTTAATCACCGCCCAATTTCTGAAGATAATCCCTCAAGGCGTAGTATAGTATCGCCTTTATCAGCGTGCCACTTTCTTCTTTCCGACACGCTATGATCGTGATGTTATATCGTGCCTGCCATGAACAAAACGTTGCCAATAGTGCCTTCGGTGGCATTTTACTGCGGTAATTGTGTAGCAGGATATTTTCCCACAGCCTATCATCTTCGACCATTAAAAACACTTTTGCATGGTCTTCAATCGACCGCTTGAATTCACGGTCAAAACGCTCTCGCCCTTTCGTGAAATTGCCCACTATTTCGTCCAAATTCGCCTTACGCTCAATAACAACGCTTTGTGCAAGGCTTACAGGCTCGCTATTAGGCTTTACGGCTTCACAAGTATAATCACCATAGTCCAACTTGTGCTGTGTATATGGCGTTTCTGTGGCTTTCAGAGCCTTTTCAATATGTCCCCACTTTTGCTCTCGACTATCAACGATAACCGAGAACGTTTTAAGTGTGGCGTCAATGTCTATCGGGTGCATCAGAATGGCACTGCGTCATCGCCTGCGTTGATTTCAACGAAATCAGACAGATTGGCGTTCGGATCAAAACTGTCATTGCTAGCTGTTGACGGCTTGTTTTTCAGCTCTTCACGCTTTGGAATTGTGAAATTGCCACTGCGGATATCATTTGCAGGTACAAAACGCTTGCACTGCGTAAACCAGCCTGTCTTACCGTCCTTTTCCCATTCCTTTTCGTTGAAAAGAGCACCTACGAGTTTGCCTTTCAGGACGTTTTCGTCCCAATCTCTTTCACAGTCGATATGTAGATTAGCATTTGAATTTTCAAACGCCTGTATCTGAGACTTGAAATAACCCAGCGACTTCTTGAACTTGGTCTCGTCACCTGTGTTATGCGGTATGCTCAGGCGCATTGAACCCTTCCACTTCTTGTTCTCCCACTCATCAGGGGTAGCCTTATACAGCTTGTCAAAAAAGCCCTTGAATTCGCCCTCTGCGATGTCAAACTGAATCGCCAGCCTGCTACCCCAGTCAGTGGGTTCAACCTTGACGTTGAGAATTTTTACCACATATCCGCCTGGCTGGAGCTTTGGCAGCTCTGAAAAACTTGTTGCTTCTGCCTGCTTATAACCTGTGATTCCTATCATTTACTTTTCCTCGCTTTCTGTATTGTTTGGAGTTAAATTCCAATACTCTCTGATTTTGGTGTCTACGAATTTCAAATCATTTTCGATTTCATCGTCAAACATATCTTCGGGTGATTTTGCAGTTGAAATTCCCCTGGATTGCGTGATGAAATAGTGATGGTTTTCGTCAGCCGTGCAAAAAAGCACGATCGAAAACAACCCTTCAACCGTCAACTGATTATCCAGCATCTTGCCGATAGTTTTTGCTTTGTACTTGCCGCCGTCGGTTAGTTCGACATGGTGCAGAAAATACACGATAACGTCTGACGGCAGGTCATTTATAACAAATTCTATTAGCCGTTCAAAACTGACCGCCATATCAGTGAACTTTCCGTACCCTAGTTCTTTTGCCTTGTCAAAACTGTCAAATGCCATGAGATACTGGCTATCATCAATGGCAAATGCCTTTGATTTCGATTGAAACATAGCCGCCTTGATAACATCATAACGGCTCTTGCCTTTGTTTGCCTTGACAAGTTTTGCCACCGAAAGCGTCGCAAGACCATTGTTCTTGAACGGCAACGGCTTGCCAGCGACGTTGAAAATGCTTATCTCGCCTGGCTTGAAATTTTTGAGGGAACGGCTCTTACCACTGCCACTTTCCCCCTCGATTAGAACAGGTAGTCCCATGTTTTATTCCTCCTCTTTGATTTCCAGTGGGCATTGAGCACCCACGAACGTGTCTGGTAAAAATACGATTTCGTCGGTCAGATTGCACCGACCAGAACGGCGGCTGAAAAATCTGCAATACTTGCAGGCGGCGTATATCACGTCTTTGCTGTCGACAGGGAATGCGGTTTCGACTACCGCATAGCCCCTGACATATTTCTGAACGCCGTTTTCAAAAGTGGTACTCATAGCAGGTTCAGATCCTCCTCTTCATATTCAACTCCTGCCAGTTCGGCAAGGTCATAGATTGAAATATCGTCGTTCTGGTTGATTTCTTCAATCAATATCTCACGGAAACAGTCCTTGCAGTAGTCCTTGCCTTCATAGCAGAAAACATTTTCGCTTGCAAGGTCTAGCTGTTCTCTGCATTTGTCGCATTCGACCACAGTATAATTGCGGTCTCTTCCACAGCACCTGCATCCGTCAGGACAGCCGACACAATCATTAGCTGTGTAACGCATTTAAACTGCCCCCTTATAGCTGAAAAATGCGATATTTTTGTACATGAAATACGATTCAGTTCCGTTTTCCAGCACCTCAGCACCGACCTCTTTTGCCACAGCATGAATGTCAGGTGGAAATATCTGAACACCCGATATTATTCCGCCAGACGTCCACACGTCGCCTGTCATCATAGGGTAAACGCCATCGGTAACAGTATCGTATAACTGTGTTTCCTTCATTTTCTGCTCCATTAATGCCATGTCAGCCATAGCGTCAAGCCTTTCTTTTACTGTCATGTTTTCGACCTCTCCTTTCCAATATTGCTGGCTCCGCCAGCTTAAAATCTCTGCAGGGGTAACGCCTGCTACTCTCCAAACAACCTTTCAGGCGTTTGCAGTCAAGGCAAGAGTAGTTAGTCACTATGCTCACCTCTCAGCCTCTCGATATTTTTCTTTAAAGCTACGATATATCCCGTCAGATACTCGTTTGGGTAGTCATCAAGGGCTGTTTCTGCTATTGCCTTTAGCTCCTCTTGACAAATGTCAAGAAGTGTGCTATCGTTAAGGTGTATGTTATCGGTATCTTTTGATACCTCCGAGCTTGTGCCTGTTGCCGCAGGTGCAGGCTCGTTTTCTTTAAGGTAGTGCATAACAGCTTTGTTGATCTCTGGCTCTACGCTGCATTCCCATTTCCCTTGCTCGTCAAATGGACATCCTTCACAGTTCTTCGTCATGTAGCAGCATTCAAATGCCTTTATTGTTTCTTCTCTCGTCAGCATTCTTTTTCCTCCCACTCGAAACGACCTTTACCGCTGTTACGCCACTGACCGATACCTCTCAGCCTGCCATAATCCAGCCACTCTCTTACGGCTGTTTCCATATCGTCTTTTAGAATGTCGATTGTGAACTCAACTGTTGCTCCTGCAGGCACTGTTTCGGAGTGTGCCAGTGCGACACGTTCGCCCTGCGGTGTGCTTGCCCTCAGCGGTCTTTGACATTCGCCCATGCCGCCCTTGAATTCGTATGGGATTTTTCGTTCCTCGACGAAGATAAGTCCGTCAATCTCTTTCTTGTATGCCTTGATTTTTGAACTAGCCGTGCCTGATACCTTTTTCAGAACACCGCAAGCGTCTTTGAAAAAGCCTTTTACCTGATAATCCCACAAGAATGGTGTGCCGTCTTCCAGTGTCGGGAACACTGTCATGGACTTTTCGACTACCTCAGCCACGCCAAGCGCGGCTATCTCTTCCTCACGGCTCTTTGCGTCAGGTGCTTTCGACGCGATGTACTCATCGTGGATTGTGGTTGTTGCGTTTGCCGTTCCCAAAATCTCTTCGGTGAACGTCAACTTTACTTTGATTTTTTTCATGCTCATGTCTTTTGACCTCCGTTAAATGTTAATTTTTTCTTTGCGTGACAAATCTTTGCTAGGCCCTTGCGTCGCTATGCTACTCAATGCCTTAGCTCTGCGTGATAGTGCCGCAGCCAAACTTGTTTATGCTAAACCCTCGCTTTTCAATGTTGTGTCGTGCTTGTCCTATCTCAGCGCTTCCCAGCAATGCCTTTGCAAAGTGTCGCTCTGTCGTGCCTTAGCGACGCAATCCTTTGCCAGGCCGTTGCTCTGTGTAACATCGCCAATCTGCACCCTGCAATGCCTTTGCCTTTCGAGGCTGAACTTTGCAATACTTAGCCTTTGCTACACTCTACCTTGCAAATCATAGCGATTCGTAGCCGTTGCAAATCTATGTCAAACGAGGCTATGCCTTTGCTTAACAAATCGGAGCCGTGCTTTGCCGTTGCCTATGCTTTGACATTCTTTGCTAAACCCCACTATGCCGTGCCGTTGCTTTTCTATGCAAAGCCCTGCCTTTGCATTCCGCAGCCGTTCACAGGTTCGCTTTGCCGTAGCCAATGCTATTCATAGCAAATCCGTTGCCATTCTACGCCAATCACAGCTATTCCGTTGCGTTGCAAATCTAAACTCTGCCGTCGCTGTTTTCGTCGTCGCTGTCATCATCATAGTCGTGTTCCCATTTGTGCTGGTCTATAATGCAGGCTATGAACAGTATCACGGCATAGAAAACTGTCAGTATCACGATTGTTGCGCCTATGATACAGGCTATAAACATACCATCTGACACTTTACCACCTGCCCTTTGTGGAAATCTCGACCTTGACAACAGGTCTTGCGGTTTCCTTCATTGCCTGCTCCAGCTCCTCACGAATTGCGGTTTCGGCTGTCTCTTTGATATTGCGATACAGCCCATATACCGCTAGTGCGAATAGCGCCACACATAACGCTATTGCAGCCACGAATCTGATGATCTCTAACGTTGCTATCATGTTGTTCATTTTCGTACACTCCTTTCCTTGCAATACTCTGCAAAGATTTCTTCGGGGTTCGCCCCGATTATCCTGCAGTACGCTACGATTTGTTCAGCATTCATGGTGCCGAACTGCCGTTCCCACCTGCTCACGGCTGTCTGTGTCATGCTCAGCCGTTTTGCGATCTTTGCCTGTGTGATATCATTGTTGGCTCTGATAGACCTCAGCCGTTTGGATATCACGTCATTGGCTGTTATTTTCTTTGCAGGCATTGTTTTCACCCCTTATCCGCTGATTTCTAGTGGTTTAACGTCAAGAATACAGTCCACTGAAACACCGAAGATTTGATGCAGTGCTATCATATCAGCTACCGCAATGTTTGCACCGTCCTGCCAACGATAGTACTTGTTGCGTAAACGGCTATCATCATTTACATTTGAACCGTTCAGCACCGATACGTTTCGTATCAATTCTTCTACAGTGTAACCCTTTGCTTTTCGCAGTGTTTCAAGATTTTTGTACTTCATTACTTTCGCTCCTTTCGTTTATCACTGTAATCATTATAATACATTCCGTATCATTTGTCAATACGTTTTGGCACATTTTTTAATACAAAATGGCACAAATTTTCATGTTAAAACTTGTGCAAAACGACAAAATGTATTATTACACATTGACAAATGGTACAAAATGTACTATAATAATAAATGAAAGGAGGGCTACGATGTACGGCAAGCGTATGTGTGAGCTGCGACAACAGCAAGGACTATCGCAAAAAGAAATCGGCATAAAGGTAGGCGAAAAACTTGGCACGCCACCCCTTGCACCGAACACGATAGGCAAGTATGAAGCAGAAATGCGAGAGCCAAGCAACGATACGTTGATTGCACTCTCGCAAATCTTTGGAGTCTCTGTGGATTATCTTCTCGGTGTTACGGACCTCGAAAATAATGCCATAGTCGACGATATTATACGAACTGTTAAAACGTTGTCAGCAGACAGCCTCAGGTCGCTTTTGAAGATATTAAAATATCTGAAATGGCAAGAGGATCATCAAGAAGAGGAGCATTAATGCCCCTCTTTTTTGTTCTTGCGTCCTGCAGGTCTTTCATAGTGTGCAGGATTTCGGCTAAAATTTGCAGTTTTTCTTCGTCTTCTTTGGTAATTGCCATATGTACTCCTCCTATGATTTATAGAACGTACGTTCGATAAGCCTATTATATACCATGTTATCACGGCTGTCAATACCCTTTTTATGTACTGTCCGAAAAATCGGACTAGAATAAAAAGATGTCAAAAAGTATTGCAAAATATGCGTTAAAATGCTATAATATACATGAAACACACATATATAGGCTATGTGTAAATTGTAGCATTTTTATGGCATAAAATGCAAGCGTGTTTATAATATCGAACATTATTTGTTGAAACTGAACAAATCGTCAAGCCCACATTTTAACGATTTTGCCAATAGCACAGCCGTTGAAATGCGTGGGTCAACGTTATAGCGTTCTATCTGGTCAATTTCAGAAAAACTAACGCCTGACAGTTCGGATAGCTGGCGCAGTGTCAAACGTTGTGTGCGACGTATATCACGCAGATGTGTTTCGTATATCACATATATCACCTCTAGGGCTAGTATGTCCACCAGAGCCGTGATTATTAAAAAAGGGGCAGAAAACATGGGATTACGTTTTAGAAAATCAATCAAACTTGGCAAAAATGCGAAGTTGAACATCAACAAGAAATCCGTCGGTATGAGTGTCGGTGGAAAGGGTGCAAGATACAGCGTCAACAGTTCAGGGCGGCGCACAAAGTCTGTCGGTATACCAGGCACAGGGCTGTCATATGTATCAACATCTGGCGGCAGGAAATCGTCCAGCCGTAGGTCTCACGGCCGCAAAGCAAGTGGCACGTCAAAGGGCGGTTGCCTGCTGGTAATAATCATTTTCTGTGCTATATCAGTTATAGTCTACGGAATAGCGCACCTATTCGGCTATAGGCGGCCGACAAAGGTTGAATGGACTAATGACAACTATTCTATCGCACTGAACGATTATAATCGTGACTATAGCCACATAATCTATTTGCGAATCACAGGTGAAACCGACGCAGAGGGCGTTGATCCGAAAGATATAAAAATTGAAATCAGCAATCCTGACGTTTGTCAGTTAGAATATGATGATAGCGGTGCATATGTCACCTATGATGTGAAACCCCTGAAAGACGGCTTTGCGGACGTGACCGCCACATATGACGGTGTGACATCAGACCCTATCACAATCACAGTGGATATGGGTGAAAAAGTCACTACTACCACCACGACAACAACTACTACCACGACGACGACAACCACCACCGAAGCAATCCCTGCGACAACTACCACGCAGGACCCAGCAGAAACAATTGTATATATCACGGCTTCGGGCGACAAGTATCATAACAAATACTGCAGATACTATGATGATACCTGCACACCAATGACCCTGCAGGACGCCCAGAACGCAGGCTACAAGCCTTGCAAGGTGTGCGGCGGATAAACATACCGCACAACAAAAAAGCCCCCACAGAGCGACCTGTGAGGGCGTGTACAACCGACCTAGCAAGAGATGATACTATAATAGTAGGAAGTACCCTATTATTCTATCATAAATTGAAAACATTGTCAAGATAATAGGAGGAATTTTACATGGCAACAGCGAAGAAATTACCAAGCGGAAGTTATCGTGTGAGAGTGTACGATAAAAACACCGGTAAATACAAATCTTTCACGGCCGAAACGAAAAAAGCCGCCGAGCTTGCGGCGGCGGAATGGCTGATAAAATGTCAGGACGAAGAAAACCAGCAAATAACATTCCAGACCGCAGCTGAAGAATATATCAAAATAAAAACGCCTGTGCTATCACCCACCACGATACACGGCTATCAGACTATCCTGCGTAACAATGTTGACAGGTTGAAAGATATTCCAATTGATGAGGTTACGCCGCAGCTAGTGCAGGACTGGGTAAACGGTTTGACCGTTGAAAAATCGCCGAAAACTGTTCATAACATCTATGGTTTTTTTACAGCTGTTATGTCATACTATGACGTGGATATACGGTTAGGAAAAATTCGTTTGCCACCCAAAACGAAAAAATTTAAAATTCTGCCTGATGTTGAAACCGTAGTGGGCCTGTTCCGTGGGTCAGATATAGAAATCCCTGTGCTGTTGGCTGTATGGGGCGGTATGCGTATGTCGGAAATACTGGGTATCCGCCGCAAGGACCTATGCGGTGATGTGTTGACACTGTCGCAGGTGCGTGTCACAGTTGGTAAGGAAATAATTGACAAAGAACAGGCTAAGACCTACAACAGTCGCCGACAGCTACGGCTAGGGCAGCCGATAGTAAATCTAATAGACAGCCTAAACCTGCAACCCGATGATTATGTTGTGACCTACACCCGAAAACAGGTGTACGGCCGTTTCGTCAAAGCAATGCGATCGGCAGGCTATCAGATCACATTTCACGATCTACGCCACATCAACGCCAGCGTTATGGCAAAACTAAATGTTCCTGATGTATACGCTATGGAACGTGGCGGTTGGAGCAACACCAGCACATTGAAATCGGTATATCAGCAAACGTTTGACACAGACCGCCAGCGTATTGACCAAACCATTGATGACTATTTTCAGGACATATATGGCACGAAATATGACACGAAAAATATAAAACAGCGTAAAAACATAGTTTGAATAACATTTGCCGTGGGTTCAAGTCCCGTCACCTCGACCAGTCACTCGCCGTGACGGGCATTGTCCGTCATGGCTTTTTTTATTATCAGAACTTA